GAACAAGTTTTAGAATATGTGGGTAAAATGCCGCCAGACGATTTAGCTTCAATAGCTTATAAATGGGGTATTATGTATGACGCATTTATAGTTGTCGATATAACCGGAGGTATGGGTATTGCAACATCAAGAAAATTACAAGAAATGAATTATAAAAGCTTGTATGTTGATGGTATTAATACACAAAACATTTGGGAATATGATAAGAAAAAATTAGAGAAAATTCCTGGTTTAAGTTTTAATAATAAAAGAACACAAATTATTGCTGCTTTTGAGGAGCAGGTTAGAAAAGGTTTTATTATTCGTTCAGCAAGATTGTTAAATGAATTGAACACATTTGTTTATATAAATGGTCGACCTGATCACATGAAAGGTACGCATGATGATGCAATCATGAGCATGTCTATGGCTTTATTTGTTGGTGATATATCATTTAACCAATTACAAAAAAACACGGCGCAAAACAAAGCTATGATAGAATCTTGGGCTATGTCTGAGAGAACTTACGAACCACAAAAATCTTTTTATTCATATGGTCCATCATTAGATATGATTGGTTCAATGGCTATGGACAATCAACAAATTTATCACCAAGATAACCCAATGAATAATCCAAGACAATCCTATAATGAATACAGGTGGTTATTTGGTCCTTCTAAATAGTGTTCATTAACTCGAAATATTAGTTTATATTATAAAGAAAAGTATTTATATAGAATATGGCACAAAACCCAACCGTCTTTCAGAAACTAACCAGAATGTTTGGTTTTCCTGGACAAACTCCAAGAGAAGAAGCACCTTCATTTAATTTTGACAAAGATCAATTATTAAAAACAGATAGTAGAGAAGAATTTGAAAAAGCAATGTTGCAAGCGCAACAAAGTCAATATATTGCTGATAAATGGACTAAATTAGATCAATCTTTATACAACCAATCGGTTTATTATGAACCAAATAGACTCGCAGCATATTATGACTATGAATCTATGGAATTTACACCTGAGGTTTCCGCTGCATTAGATATCTATGCGGAAGAATCAACAACAATGTCAGAAAAAGGTGAGATATTGACTATATACTCTGATTCGGACAGAATTAAAGGAATATTACACGATTTATTTCACACAAAAATGGATATTAACACGAACTTACAAATGTGGGCTCGTGGTATGGCAAAATACGGTGACAACTTTGTTTATTTAAAGATTGATCCGGAAAAAGGTATTGTAGGTGTTCAACAATTACCAAATATTGAAATTGAAAGAATTGAGGGGGCATCAAGTAAAACTGGTAGCGCCCAAAAAGACATCAAAGTTCCAACAAGAGAATTACGTTTCCAATGGAAAAATAAAGATTTAGAATTCCAAGCATGGGAATGTGCCCATTTCAGATTATTAGGTGATGATAGAAAATTACCTTATGGTACTTCTATGTTGGATAAGATTAGACGTATCTGGAAACAGTTATTACTTGCGGAAGATGCAATGTTGATATATAGAACATCGAGAGCGCCTGAAAGACGCGTATTCAAAGTGTTTGTTGGTAACATGGATGATAAGGACATTGATCCTTATGTACAACGTGTCGCAAACAAGTTCAAGAGACAACCAGTTTCTGACCCGCGTAACGGACAAGTAGACATGAGATACAACCAAATGGCTGTGGATCAAGATTTCTTTATTCCGGTTCGTGATCCATCACAATCAAGTCCAATTGAAACATTACCTGGGGCACAAAACTTAGGTGAAATTGCGGATATTGAATACATTCAAAAGAAAAGGTTAGCTGCGCTTCGTATTCCTAAGGCTTTCTTAGGTTTTGAAGAAGTTGTGGGTGATGGTAAGAGTTTAGCGTTGATGGATATCCGTTTTGCTAGAACAATTAACAAAATTCAAAAATCTTTAATACAGGAATTAAATAAAGTTGCATTGATTCACTTATTCCTATTAGGAATGGAGGATGAATACAATAATTTTAGTTTATCATTAACTAACCCATCCGCACAATCTGATTTATTGAGAATTGAGCAATGGAAAGAGAAGGTTACTTTGTATAAAGATGCAACATCAGATCAATCACAAGTAGGTATCTTACCAGTGTCACATACATGGGCTAAGAAAAACATATTAGGATTTAGTGATAGTGAAGTATTACTTGACTTACAACAACAACGTCTTGAAAGAGCTATTGGTTTCGAATTAACAAATACTCAGAACATTATTAAGCGTTCTGGTGTGTTTGATGACGTTGATGCTAAGTATGGTATTCCAGAGGAAGAAAGAGAGAAGCTGGAAGCGGCTGGTGCATTAGGTGGTGAAGCACCGGGCGGTGGCGGAATGGGTGGTGCAATGGGTGGTATGGCGGCTGGCGGGGCTGAAGCGGCACCGGCAACGGGTGGAGAAGGTCCATTAAGTGAAGCATATTTCATTAAATCAAAAAAATCTAAAATATTAAGCATGTTAGATGAGTCAAATCCAGAAAAAAATATATTATTTGATATGGAACGCGCTCAGCAGAATATTTATGAAATAGAGAATAAATTAAAAGACATATTAAACGACTAACAATGAACAAATTTGGGATATTAAAGACTAAGATATTAAGTAAATTAACGGAATCTTATTCGACACAAAATAAGAAAGAAGTCAAGGATATCTTATCCACAATAAAAGAAAATAAAGACTTCAAAGAAATGTATCTTTTCTACGAAGAAATAGAAAACAAATATATTGAGGATAAAGAAGTTGCTCAGTTATATGTTGAAAATTTGAGCCCTTTATTAAAATTAAACAATGATGCAATTAAAGAATTTAGTAAATCATTAGATACTAAACTTAGTGTTTCAAATGTAGAACCAAATGAGCTTTATGAAGCACTTGATACATTAAGCGAAAACGATAAATTATCAAACGTAGAAAAAAAGGTAACAGCTAAAAGAAAATTAATTGAACATTTAACAACTAAAAAAGAAATTGTTGAGTCTGCAAGTAAAAATGTAACACCTAACGAAAGTTTATTACACGCTGTATTAGCAAACAACTTTAATGTGTTGTATAACGCAACTTTATCAGAGTCAGAAAAAGAAAAGTTAAAAGAAATTTTATCAATTCCGTATGCGGAAATGCTAACTAACACAAATGAACTAAAAGAATCAATATTAAATCAAGTAGATGGCTTATTAAAAGAAGCCACTGAAGATTTAGCCACTAAATTAAATAATGTGCAGAAAGAGGTGAAAGAAATGCAGCCATCCAAGTACAATTATTACAGATTATTAGAATTAAAAAATGGACTTAATTAAGTCCATTTTTTATTTTCTCTGAGTAAATTGCTTTTAACTTCTCAACCCTTTTAATTACTGAGGGTTTTACAAATTCTTGTCTTGCACGCAATTTTTGAATTTGTTTAGTTTTTTGAACTTTGTTTTTGTAAGTTCTTAAAGCGCTTTCCAAAGATTTTTCGTTTGCTATATTAATTATTATCATAAAATATAATTATATTACAAATATAATAAATTTTTTTTGAATTGTAATTTTTTTTTGTTATTTTTTAACTAACACCATAATGTAAAAAGATAATGAGAAAATAAATGAAAATTGGTAAGTACATCCCATTAGGGACTTACAATGATGTAAAGATCGGTTATGGTACCGTAGATCATAAGAATCTTAAAACCATATACTTAAAATTAAATTCCTGGATTCAACCAGAAAATGAGACAGACGACTTTGATTCGTTGATCAATAAAACTAGACGTAAAATCAAAGAACAAGTTTATGAGCTTAGAACACCACATTTTAAATCACAATGTATTGTGGATTTAGATATTAGGACTAAGGGTATAAAAATTGAAAAAAGATCTTTTATGAATTTAGAAATAACGTTATATGTTGAAAACGGCTTCGATGTTAAGACAAAAGAAACAAAGAATTTTATAAAAGATATATTGATTAATACAATAGACACTAGTTTATCTAACAAAAAACTATTCAATTTTCATAAAAGTAAGAAATAATAACTTTATCTAGGTATTTATAGAAATAATAATCTATAGATGAAGATATTAGGACCGAAAGAATTTGGACACGGCATATTAGTTGAGTATGACGCAGGTTATGTGTCACCAGAAGAAAATAAGCAAGTGTTGAGAGAAGCAATGGATTTGGATTATTCCAAAGACTTAGTTTTATACGCTGTTTTACAAAAATATGATACTCCAAATAAGAATGGTAGGATTTATCCAGAACCCATTCTTAAAAGAGAGAATGAAAAATACCAGTCAGTTATTAAAAAGGGGAGCGCATTAAATGAGCTTAATCACCCTTCATCATCCCTTATCGATTTAGATAGGGTATCACATAGCATTTTAGAAACGTGGTGGGACGGAAGAATGCTAATGGGAAAAATCAAATTATTCACATCACCGGGTTGGAAAAAAATGGGAATCGTTTCTACAAAAGGGGACCAAGCGGCTATGTTATTAATGAACGGAGCCACTTTGGGTATATCTTCTCGTGGAGTAGGCTCATTAAAACAAGTTAAAGGTGAAAACATAGTTCAGGAGGATTTTGAACTTGTTTGTTTTGATTTAGTATCATCACCATCAACGCCGGGCGCGTACATTTTTAACGATCCATCAGAGAGAGATCAATTCCAAGAAGAAATTCAAGAAAAGCCAGTTGTCGATGACAGAATGAAAAGATTAATGGGAAAACTTGATAGTTTCTTAGGTAAATAACCAATTTTTTAGCGCTAACAATACAGGGAGATAAGATTTTTCTTATTTCCGTAGTATTTATAAGGTAATAAACATAAAATTTCACAATGACTGAAAAAAACATTTTAGAACAAGCACTTCTTCAAATTAATACATTAGAAGAAGCCGTAAAGCAAAACGCAAAAGGTATACTTGCTTCAACTATGAAGGAAGAACTAAAGGATTTGCTTAAAGAATCATTGGAAGATGAGGAGGAAGTAACTTCAGATGATGAAGAAACAACTCCTGGAGAAGAGGAAAATGACATGTCAGACGATGACTCAGCTGAAACTGCTGATGATGACGCTGAAGATATAGAAGACCTCGATAATAACGAACCAGCAAAAGGAATCAAAGATATGGATTCTGAAGATGGTGAAGACGAAGAAGAAGATTCAATGGATGGTACATCTTTTGGAGACTTCGGCGGAGACGACACATCAGATGATGAAGAAGATGTAGATTCTGACGATGAAGACGTTATGGATATGACTGGTGCTTCTGATGCAGAAGTAATCAAAGTATTCAGAGCTATGAGACCAGAAGATGGTATCGTAGTTAAGAAAGACGGTAACAAAGTTGAGTTCCATGATGGTGACAACGACTACATCATTAAACTAGACGAAAGCGAAGAAGAAAACATGTACGAAATCGATTTAGAAGAAGATGAAGACGCACCTTATGAAACTGAGGTTCACGAAGATAACGCACCTTACAGTAAGAAAGTGGCAGTTAAAAAAGGAATGCACGAAGACGAAGATGCACCTTATGAAAAAGAGGTACATGAAGATGCTGACGCTCCTTATGAGACTGAAGTTCATGAAGACGAAAACGCACCATTCGAAAAGAAGGTTGGTGGTAAGAAAGTTCAAGCTGATGAAGCTGCAAGAACTTACGGAGCTGATGTAAGAAAACCAGCAAACCAAGGTAAGAAATATAAAGCAGGTCGTCACGAAATGAACGAAGAAGTTGAAAAATTGAAAAAACAAAATGGCGAATATAGAAAGGCTTTAGTTTTATTCAAGGATAAACTTAACGAAGTAGCGGTATTTAACGCAAACTTAGCTTACGCAACTCGTTTATTCACTGAAAATTCGACAACAAAACAAGAGAAATTGAATATTTTGAAGAGATTCGATTCAGTTTCTACATTACAAGAATCAAAAAACTTGTTCAATACAATAAACACTGAATTAAGTTCAAAAACAACAGTAACAGAATCAGTGGTAGAAAAAATCTCTAACGCACCTACATCATCAACATCTCAGGAAGTATTAGCAGAATCAAAAGCTTATGAAGCTCCACAATTTGCTAGAATGAGAGATTTAATGAGAAAGGTAAAATAATAAATTAAAAAAAAACAAAAACATACAAAATGGGAGCATTATTAGAATCAGGTATGGTAGGTAACATTGGTCTTAAACACTTACGTGTGATCAAAGAAGATACCATCAAAAAATGGGATGACTTAGGATTTTTAGAAGGTCTAGACGGTCACCAAAAAGATAACATCGCGCAATTATATGAAAACCAAGCGTCTTATTTAATCAACGAAGCAGCAGTAGCTGATGCGTCT